TCAATACAAAAATATAAAGACGAATTATCTATTAATGGTGATTTATCATATTTAAACATAGATTGGAAACCTGTTCCTATTATACCTAAGTTTGTAGATATTGTAGTAAATGGTATTGCAGAAAGGACATATGATATAAAAGCGTATTCACAGGATCCAGCATCAGTGCAGAAAAGAACTAAATATGTAGACAGCTTATTAGAAGATATGTTTGCAAAAGAGTTAAAAGATTCAGTTAAAGAATTAACAGGTATAGATACTTTTAAAACAGATAGAAACAGTTTACCTGAAACAGAAGAAGAAGTGCAATTACATATGCAGCTTGATTATAAAGATTCTGTTGAAATAGCGGAGGAAGAAGCTATTAGCAATGTATTTGATCATAATAAATATGAATTAATAAAGAAAAGATTAGATTATGATATAGCTGTTATTGGTATGGGTGCTGTTAAAAATGAGTACACAACATCAGAAGGAATAAATATAAAGTATGTAGATCCAGCTGATTTAGTTTATTCATACACAGAGTCGCCACACTTTGATGATATATATTATGTAGGTGAAATAAGAAAAGTATCAGTTGTTGATTTAAAAAAACAATATCCTCATTTAACAGATGAAGATATAAGAAGAGATGTTGAAGGACAGGGAACAAATGCTAAGTTGTATAATAAGTCATATGCAGGAAAAGATAATGAAGACGATTCGTATGCGTATGTGCTGTATTTTGAATATAAAACATATAAAGATCAAGTACATAAAATAAAAGAAACTTCAACAGGTGCATCGAAAGCAATTAAAAAAGATGACACATTTAACCCCCCTAAAGATTCTAGATCAAGATTTGAAAGAAGCTCTAGAACTATAGAGGTTATATATGAAGGGGCAAAAATTATTGGAACTAATAAATTATTAAAATGGCAATTAGCTGAAAACATGACAAGACCAAAATCAGATACAGTTAAAGCCCAGTTTAGTTATAATATTGTAGCACCAAGAATATATAAAGGTAGAGTTGAATCTCTTGTAAGCAGAATGACTACGTTTGCAGATATGATTCAATTAACACATTTAAAGCTACAACAGGTATTATCAAGAATGGTCCCTGATGGTGTTTACTTAGATGCAGACGGTATTGCTGAAATAGATTTAGGTAATGGAACTAATTATAATGCGCAAGAAGCATTAAATATGTATTTCCAAACAGGTTCTGTTATTGGTAGATCAATGACACAAGACGGTGAATTTAATAATGGTAAAGTTCCTGTACAAGAATTACAATCATCTGGGTCTAATGCTAAAATATCAAGTTTAATTAATTCATATAATTATTATTTACAAATGATAAGAGATGTGACCGGATTAAACGAAGCAAGAGATGGTTCGACACCAGATAAAAATGCTTTAGTAGGATTACAAAAAATCGCGGCTGCGAATTCAAATACAGCAACAAGGCATATATTACAAGGGGGATTATACCTTACGTTAAAAACAGCCGAGGCAATATCACTTAGAATATCAGATGTATTAGAATTTAGCCCAACACGAAAATCTTTCATACAAGCTATTGGTAAATCAAACGTCGGGGCTTTAAAAGAAATGAAAGATTTACAACTTCATGATTTTGGAATATTTTTAGAATTAGCACCAGATGAAGAGGAAAAACAATTGCTAGAAAATAATATACAGGTATCTTTGCAAAAAGAACAAATTAATTTAGAAGATGCTATTGATATTAGAGAAATAAGAAATTTAAAACTTGCTAATCAATTATTAAAATTAAGAAGAAAGCAAAAAGCAGAGCAAGATAGGCTTATACAGCAGCAGAATATTCAAATGCAAACACAGTCTAACGCGCAAGCCGCTCAAGCAGCAGCACAGGCAGATATTCAAAAACAGCAAGCAATAACTCAAAGCAAAGGGCAATTAGCACAAATGCAAGCACAGTTGGATACACAAAAACTAGAAAAAGAAGCAGAAATTAAAATGATGTTAATGGAAAAAGAATTTCAAATGAACATGCAACTTAAAGACGCTGATTTAAATGTAATTAAAGATAAAGAGAGGTATAAAGAAGATAGAAAAGATGAAAGGACAAAAATTCAAGCATCGCAACAATCTGAACTTATACAACAAAGAAAAAATAATACCCCGCCTAAAAAGTTTGAATCTGCTGGATTTGATACATTAGGAGGATTTGGCTTAGAGCAGTTTGAGCCTAAATAAATAACTGCAAAAACATTTTTATAATATTTTATCATGGAAGAAAACAAAGACGTCGTAGTTGACGAAACACCAACTGCTGCAGAAAAGGAAGAAAAAGTACTTGAAGCAGCGGGACAAGATACCGGTAAGGCCGAAGATGGCACTTACAAAGTGGATTTAAGTAAACCACCAAAAACACAAACAGATGCCGTTCAAGAACAAAGCACAGATGAGAGCGTGCCAAGCGGAAGCGGCACGGATGAAAAAACTGGGGAAGAAACCGAAGTGGAATTGCAAGAAGTACAGCAAGAAGAAAGCCAATTAACTTTAGAAGAAATAATTGACGAAGAAACTAAGGAAAAACCAGAGGAAGAATTACAGGAAGAAGTTAAAGAAGAAGTAACAAAAGAAGATGTTGTTGCAGAGGCTAAAACTAAACCTGAAATAGAATTACCAGAAAACATTCAAAAAGTTATAGATTTTATGAATGAAACTGGGGGAACGTTAGAAGATTATGTAAAAATTAATCAAGATTATTCTAACATAGACGATTCATCTCTTTTATATCAATACTATAATCAAACTAAATCACATTTATCAAAAGATGAAATTGATTTTTTAATTGAAGATAATTTTTCATTTGATGAAGAAATTGATGAGCCAAGAGATATTAAGCGTAAAAAACTCGCTTATAAAGAAGAAATTGCAAAAGCCAAAAGCTATTTAGAAGGATTAAAGGGCCAATATTACGAAGAAGTCAAGTTGGGTTCTAAGTTAACCAGCGATCAACAAAAAGCGATTGAGTTTTTCAATACCTACAACTCTGAGCAATCAGAACAGCAGAAGCTACAAGAAAAGCAAGTAAATCATTTTAACAATGAATCTAAAAAGGTTTTTAATGATGAATTCAAAGGTTTTGAATTTGAAGTTGGAGACAAAAAATATAGATACAATGTTAACGATAAACAAAAAGTTTTAGATAAACAAGCAAATATATTAAACGTATTAGATAAGTATATCAGTAAAGATAATATGTTACAAGATGCTCAAGGTTATCATAAAGCTCTTTTCGTTGCAGACAATGCAGATGCAATTGCAAATCATTTTTACGAACAAGGTAAAGCTGATGCTATAAAACAGTTAGACGCTGAATCCAAAAATATAAATATGGATCCACGTAAAGCTGGCACAGTTGAAACCGGGGGAGTAAAGATAAGAGCAATTTCTGGTGATGATAGTTCAAAGTTAAAAATTAAACTTAGAAAATAACTTTAAAAAAATAAATAAAAATGGCAGTAATAACTCCAACGGGCGGTACCAATCTAAACGCGGTACCAGCTCCAGTTAAACAAACGCTAGCAACAAACTACCTATCATTTACAGGTGGTGCTAACGATTGGTCACAACAGTATTTACCAGATTTATACGAAGCAGAAGTTGAAAGATATGGAGACAGATCTATCGCTAGCTTCTTAAGAATGGTAGGTGCAGAAATGCCTATGACTTCTGATCAAGTAATTTGGTCTGAGCAAGGTAGACTACACTTAACGTACACAGGTGCACTAAACACAACATCAGGTGTTGTAACAATTGCAGCTTCAGGTACTCACGCAATAAGAGTAGGACAAACAGTAAAATTAAAAGGTAGTACTTCTGGTATTATAGCTAATGCTTATGTATCGGCTGTTAACGCAGGTGCTACAACTTTAGACCTTAAAAGATACGATAAAGCATTATTTAGTACAGCGCCAGCATTTACAAACTCTGAAACAGTAACAATTTTTGTTATCGGTTCTGAATTTGCAAAAGCTACAACTGGTATGACAGGTGCGGTAACGCCATCTTTCAAGTCGTTTACTAACAAACCAATCATCTTAAAAGATAAGTATGAGATTTCAGGATCTGACGCTTCTCAAGTAGGTTGGGTTGAAGTAACAGGTGAAAACGGACAGTCAGGTTACCTATGGTACCTAAAAGCAGAAGGTGATACAAGAACTAGATTCGAGGATTACTTAGAAATGTCAATGGTAGAAGGTGAATTAGCAGCGTCAGGTTCTGGTGCAGCTGGTGTAACTGGAATTGGTGGAACTGAAGGTCTTTTCGCAGCAATAGAAGATAGAGGTCACGTAACTGCAGGTGTTGATGGTAACACAGCAACTGAAGATTTACAAGACTTCGATGAAATTCTTAAGAAATTAGATACGCAAGGTGCAATTGAAGAAAACATGTTATTTGTAAACAGAGATGTTGCATTAAACATTGACGACATGCTAGCGGCTCAAAATTCTTATGGTTCAGGTGGTACATCTTATGGTGTTTTCTCAAACAGCGAAGATATGGCACTTAATTTAGGTTTCTCTGGTTTCAGAAGAGGTTCTTACGACTTCTACAAAACAGACTGGAAATACTTAAATGATATTACAACAGGTGGTGCATTCGCTAACATTAGAGGTGTAGTAGTACCTGCTGGAACATCAACAGTTTACGATCAAACATTAGGTAAAAACATCAAAAGACCATTCCTTCACGTCAGATATAGAGCTTCAGAAGCTGATGACAGAAGAATGAAATCTTGGACTACAGGTTCTGTAGGTGGTGCGACTACTTCTGATCTAGACGCAATGGAGGTACACTATTTATCTGAAAGATGTTTAGTAGTACAAGGTGCTAATAACTTTATGTTATTAAACTAATCCTTATTTAATATGAGAATTACCCCGGTTTCGGCCGGGGATTCTTATATTTTTTATTATTTAATCTTATTATATTATGGCAACAAAAACAAAAACAACCCCTATTTGGGAGATAAAAGATAGAACTTACTATCTATTAAATGGGAAAACCCCACTTACATATACAATTAAAGGTAAAAACATATTTTGGTTCGATAACGAAAAAGGATATGAAAGAGAATTAAAATTTACCTTAAACCAAAAAACTTGTTTCGTAGATGAATTTAAAGGCGACGCAAGACTTGGTCATATAGTTTTTGAAGAAGGTGTATTAAACGTACCTAAAGAAAAACAAAATCTGCAAAAATTAATGTCGTTATATCACCCAGATAACGGGAAGATATATGCAGAGTTTGATGCAGAACAAGAAGCAGAGGATGATTTAGATATATTAGAATTAGAAATTGAAGCTTTAACAGTTGCGCAATCAATGGATATTGATCAAGCTGAAGCTGTTATAAGGTCTGAGGTTGGATCTGAGGTGTCTAAGATGGCTTCTAAGGAGATCAAAAGAGATTTATTACTATTTGCTAAGAATAACCCTCATTTGTTCTTAGAATTAGCTAATGATGAAGATATTAATATTAGGAATATGGCTATAAAAGCCGCTGAACTTGGAATATTAAGATTATCTGAAGATCAAAGAACATTTAAATGGGCAAAAACTGATAAGAAAATTATGACGGTTCCATTTGATGAGCATCCTTACTCAGCTTTTACAGCTTTCTTAAAAACAGATGAAGGCTTAGAAGTTTATAAATCAATTGAAAAAAGACTAAAATAAAGCCTCATTATGGTGATAGCCACTGTAATGGTGGCTATTATTATAATAAATAAAAAATATGGCAGTTAGCGTAGATACAGTATATCAAAGAGTATTAGCTATTCTTAATAAAGAAAACCGTGGGTATATAACGCCACAGGAATATAATTTATTTGCAAATCAAGCACAGCTTGAAATATTTGAGCAATACTTTTTTGACTTAAATCAATATAATAGAGCACCTAAGAATGATACCGAATATTCTGATTTGCCAAAATTAATAAATGAAAAATTAAGCAAGTTTAAAAAATCTGCAGTATTAGCTTATACTACTGATAGATTTAATTTGCCATCAGACTTACACAAAATAGGTACTGTAATATATAATAATACAACGCCGGTTGAAGAAATTGATAGAAAAAATTTATTAGAATATAAATTATCAAAACTTACAGCGCCTACAATTAATAATCCTGTATATATACAAAGTATTGATAATACTTTAGGAGAATGGAGTTTAAAGATACATCCATCTACTATTATTACCAATATTTCTTGTACCTATGTTAGAAAACCTATAGAAGCAATTTGGGGGTATACTAATGTTAGTGGAACTGCATTATATAATCCAGGAACATCTCAAAATTATGAATTACATGATTCCGAAGAAACAAATCTTGTGCTAAAAATATTATTATATGCAGGAGTTAGCATAAAAGATCCAAACATAGCTCAACTAGCGGACGCAAAAGAAACTAAAAAAATAACACAAGAAAAATCTTAATAAATGGGACTAATAACACAAACAGCTAAAGAATACTACACGGTAGCAAATAATTTTACTGGTGATGGCTCTAACAAAGATTTTACTGTTACATTTGACCCATTACCATCTGGAAAAAGTAACTTTATAGTATATCAAGCGGGCAATGAAATTGATGATGATCAATATACGTATGTAGCTAATACAGGTGTAATTACATTTACATCAGCACCAACTAACGGAACAGCAATACAGGTTAAGTTAAAAAATATTAAACATGGAAGTTATAGATATATTGCTTTAGACGATATTATAAATAACTTTATGGTTTCATATGTGGGAGATGGTAAAATAATTGATAACGCGAGAAAACTTGATGTTTTATTTCATGCTAAAAGAGCAATACAAGAGTTTAGCTATGATGTATCAAGAATAGAAAAAATACAAGAAGTTGAAGTAGGGGCATCACTTACAATACCTATGCCTCAAGATTATGTTAATTATACTCAATTAGCATGGATAGATGGAGATGGATTAGAAAGAGTAATATATCCGTCAAAAATAACCTCAAGACCGTCACAATCAATATTACAAGATGATACAGCTGAATACTTATATGATAATGATGAATCATTATTAACAGCTACATCTTTAACCGCAGAAAGATTTAAAAATGTACCAA